TGGTGGTGATGGTTTAATCTTTATTATTGAATATGGAACATAAGGAGGTATAAAAATGAAAGTCTGTATTCTTAACTCTCAAACAAAAGTTGTAGAAAATATTGTAAGTCTTGATTATCCGGAACAGTTTATTTCTTATAAACCTGGACTTGAAGTTGCTCCACAACACGACGGTCAAATTGGATGGACTTGGACTGAAAATGGATGGTATAATCCAGAAATTCTTCCAAATCTTGAAAAACAAGAGAGAGAACGGAGAGATAAGTATCTTCAACTTTATGTTGATGTTATAAACGCAGTAAGATGGGAAAGTCTTACTCAACAACAAAAAGATGCTATGATTACTTATCGTCAATCATTATTGGATGTTCCTCAACAACCAGGATTTCCAACAGACATAAACTGGCCTACTCCTCCAAATCTATAAATATTTAAAAAAAGTATATGAATACAAATACGGTTTATAGAGTATATCTTGAAAAACTTGGAGGTTCATCCCCGACTTCATTTATTGGTGATGAAGGAGAATTATTCTTTGACCCCAATGTACCCATCTTAAAAAAATCTGATGGTGTAACTCCCGGTGGAGTCATTGTTGGAATGGGTGCGAGTTCTATTCCTCAGCAGTTTGTATTCGTATCTGATAAAACAGATCTTCCAGAAGCATCTGGAGGAGTTATTACATTAGAAGATAATTATACTTACTTTTTTGTAGATACCGTAGATTTATTGGGTGATAGATTAGTTGCAGGAGATAATACCACAATTCTTGGTGGATCATCTGAAAATTCTAGAATTAAATCTACTGGCATTGGGACTGATGTTGCACTTCTAAGTAGTATCTATTCTCTTCCAATGAGAAGCATTACACTTGAAGCGCCTTATGCAATTTATTTACACGCATCTATTCCATCAGTACACGCATTAGATTGGTTTGGTGTAAACTTTACAAACTGTGCGAAAGTAGGCATTATTTCATCCTACAACAACTTCATTATGCTTGATGGTGCGTTTCTAAACTCTCAGGATTTAACCTTTAACGGTACTACAGGTACTGTTGGTTTTAATCAGTGTTTATTTACTGGAAACTTTGGACTTGGTGGCACAAAATCAATTCTTAATTTCCCAAGTACTTTTAACTGCACTCGCCGCATTCGTGTAACTGTTTGTTCTTTTATTGTTCCTTCTGGATATACAGGAATTACTGTTCAAGACGGTGTGAATTTTGTTCAACCAGAAAGTTTTATTCTTCAAACTTGCAACTTCTCTGGACCGGGAACAAAACTTGGCATCAGTACTCATACAGATATAGACAATAGAGATGCTTTCTTTGAAGGAAATCGTGGTATTGACAATAGTTTTGTAATTGGTCAGTATTATATGAAAAATAATAATGTCCAAACTTCTTTTGCATCTACGGATACTTATGTAAAAATTGCTGGTGTTACAACAACCACAGGAGCAACAAATTCAAAGTTTATTCATAGTGATAATCGTTTGACTTGTAATGCCGGAGTTGAAAGAGAATATCTTACTCAAGTCTCTGCAACTGTTCTTTCAGATACAAGCACTACCTGTAACATTGCAATTTTTGATAGCTCAAATGGTAATGAAATTTTAGAAGCATCTACTCTGGAGTTTGAAGTTCTTTCGGGGACTCCTACGGTTGTTCACATTACTGATGTTCACAAACACATTTTAAATGATTACATAGAGATTCACATATCAAATCTTCAAGATACAAATCCCATTACAGTTTCTTCTTTGAATGTTTTAGTTACTCAACTTTGATATTCTAGAAAATAGTGCTATAATAGGAAAATAAATACCAGAAATTATTAAAATACTTTATGGCAGTAGATGAGTTGAATTTTGTAAAACTTGCCCTTCAAAATGGGGGAAGTATTCATCCTTTGGTTATTCCATCTGAAGATTTAAAAGGACCATCCCTAACAAATCCTTCAGTATATCTTGATGGAGATAAACTATGGGTGAATTTAAGAAACATTAATTACACTCTTTATCATTCTGAGAAGAAGAAATTTGAGCATCCTTGGGGTCCTCTTGTTTATATTCATCCAGAAAATGATCTTCGTCTTCGCACTTGGAATATTATGTGCGAGATGGATGATAATATGAGAATCAAAAAATACCATCACATTGATACCTCAAAATTTCCAGATAAGGAATTGTGGGAGTTTGTAGGTTTAGAAGATTGTAGAATTGTTAGGTGGGATGGAAAATTATATGTAACTGGAGTAAGAAGAGACTTAGACACGGTTGGCACTGGAAGAATGGAACTTTCTGAATTGGAAGTTACTGAAAATGGTGTCAAAGAAATCAATCAACATAGAATTCCAATTCCCGGTAAGGAATCTTATTGTGAAAAGAATTGGATGCCTGTAGTAGATATGCCATATCATTATGTCAAATGGACTAACGGCACAGAGGTTGTTCGTTATGATATGAATAGAAATGTGACCGAAACTGTAGTTCTTACTGAATGGAAAGATTTACAATGTCACGATTTGAGAGGTGGTTCTCAAGTGATTACAACTGGTAATTGTAGAGTTGCATTGGTTCACGAAACATATCTTTTCCGTAGTGCTGCTGGTAGAAAAGATGGGACATATCGGCATCGTTTTGTTGTTTGGGATGAAGATTGGAACATTATTAAACTCTCCAGAGTTTTTTCCTTTATGAATGCCGAAATTGAATTTGCTGTTGGTATGACTGAGTATAAAGATGATGTCCTAATGACTTTTGGATATCAGGATAATGCATCCTATCTTGTTAGAGTTTCTAAAAAATTTGTAAGAGAGTTTATTTTTGATGAGCTTGACATTTGATAACCTTGGTAATCTTGGAAGACTTGGAAATCAAATGTTTCAATATGCTTCTCTGAGAGGTATTGCACAAAATCGTGGATATGACTACTTTATTCCAAATAGAGATATTGAACTTTATCAATGTTTCAATATTCCTAGAAAGTATGGAATCTCTAATCAAAAAAGAGTAACGCATAAAAACTATGAGTTTGATTATGATCTATATGAATACTGCTTTGATGATGTAGATTTGTGGGGATTTTTTCAGTCTGAAAAATATTTCAAATCTATAGAGAATGAAATCCGCAAAGATTTCACTTTTTATGGTAGAATACATAATATGTGTTCCAAATACATAACTGGAACATTTTTAAATACTGAATTAATTTCAATTCATATTCGTAGAGGAGATTACTTAAGCGACTCTAATTTTTGTAATTTACATCTTGATTATTATTTTGAGGCATTAAAACTTCTTCCAGATTTGCCGATATTAGTTTTTAGTGATGATATTAATTGGTGTGAGAGTATGCTTTCCAATCGCAAATTTAAGTTTATAAAATCAAATAATCATCAAATTGATTTATGCTTAATGACTATGTGTGATTATCACATCATTGCAAACTCATCATTTAGTTGGTGGGGTTCGTGGTTGGCAAAGAGTAAGAAAACCATTGCACCTTCTACTTGGTTTCAAAATGAATATTCCCATTGGAATACAAAAGATTTATATTTACCTGACTGGACTATTATATGAACATTTCACTTATTTGTGCTTGCAAAAACCGCTATAAACCCCTTAGAGTTTCATTAACTTCGTGGTTATTGTACGATGAAATCAAAGAAATTATTATTGTTGATTGGGATTCTGATGAATCTATAAATCATCTAAGTGAAATTGATGATAGAATTAAGATAGTTACTGTTTCCGATCAGAAGTATTTTAATCAACCACAACCTTTGAATATTGCTGCAAGTCTTGCAACTCAAGAATATATTTTAAAAGCGGACTGTGATTATACATTAAATCCTTATCACAATTTCTTTGAGAACTATCCTGTTGATGCAAACAGTTTTGTTTCTGGACATCACGATCATCAAAGTCCAGAATACATTGATCCAGAAACTGGATTGGCAATGTTTGATAAAACAAATATGAGTACTGATGATTTACTCACATATGTAAATTCTTATAGTCATTTTTTCAAGTATCTTACTGGTATGCTTCTAGTTACCAAAGAAAACTTTATGAAAGTCGGTGGATACAATGAAAACTTTGGTAAATTTTATGCATTTGAAGATGATGAAATTTGTTCTCGTCTAAGATTGCTTGGATTGGAGCAAACAAAAATCAAGTATGATTATAATTGGATTCATATTCCTCATCCAGATAAAAAAAGATTTGAAAATTTTGAAGGATTTTATGAAAGTGGTCAAAAAGAAAGACTTGACCAAATGGAAAATGGAGTTGAAAAATGGCAAACCGAATACTATTTTTCTCAATGTCATATTGATGAAAACAGAAAAAGATTTGGCAATCCAGAAAATTATTTTATTCCTAGAAAAACAAAGTGGAATATTCAGCAAATTGATAATCAACATTATTATGCTGAACAAATTTACAGTGATAAGTTGTTAGAATTTCCAACAACATACTATATGTCACTTGAAGAAAGTGAGAAAAGAAGAAAGAATCTTGAAAGGCAGTTTTCTGAATATGGTATAAAATTTAATCCGGTTATTTCAAAAAGGTTCAGTGAATCTAATGATGTAGTTACTGGTAAGTATGTTCATCAATTGAATGATGGAACTAAAGGATGTGCAGTCTCTCATTTAAAGGCAATTAAAAATTGGTATGAAACTACAAGTGAAGAATATGCTTTTTTCTGTGAAGATGATCTTTCATTAGAAACTGTAGAATATTGGGACTTTACTTGGAAGGAATTTGTTGAAAAACTACCTTCTGATTGGGACTGCGTTCAGTTACTTACTGTTCGTAATAATTTTGAGACTTATGAACTCAGAGAAAGATTTTGGGATGATTGGGGAGCAACTGCCTACATCATTAAAAGAGATTATGCACGAAGGTTGATTGAAACATATTGTAAGGAAGATTCTTATAATTTGGAAATTCCAGAAATGGAAATTATGCCATTGGTTGAGAATATTTTATTCACATCTTTAGGTAAGACATATACTATTCCATTATTTGTTGAGGATATTGATTTTCAATCCACTTTTGTTGGAAATGATGATGATGTTGATGAGGGTCAAAAAAATAATCACTACAATGCAAGTAGGACTGTTTTAAACTGGTGGAAAAACAAAAGAAAACCCAACTCATTTGTAGTCAAGGTTGATATGAATCGTAAGAGTGATATTGAGGAACTTTTAACTCAATATTCTCTTGATACTGAAAATCCAGATTTAAACTTTAAGGTTGCAATGTGGTATGAAAATTCTGGACATAATGCTCCTGCGCTTTCATATTATCTGAGATGTGCAGAAAGAACCGAAGATAAATTATTGGCATATGAATCTTTAATTCATGGTTCTAATTGCTATGATAGACAAGGAACCAGAGATGGTACTGCCAAAGGTATCCTGCAACAAGCAATGTGTCTCTATCCAGAAAGACCTGAAGCAAGATTTCTTCTCAGTAGGTTCTCTGAAAGAAGACAGTGGTGGCAAGATTGTTACATCTATGCTTCAGAGGCATTAGATAATTGTGATTTTGATTGTGAACCCTTGAAATCTGATGTAGAGTATCCTGGAAAATATGGATTGCTTTATGAAAAGGCAGTGTCCAGTTGGTGGTGGGGGAAAAATATTCAAAGTAAAGAAATTTTGTTAGATATTAAACAAAATTATCAACCAAATCAATTATATCTTCAATTAATTGATGAATACTTAACTAAAATGGCATAAACGGAGAATTAAATGAATTTCGCAGTTTACACAAAAGAAGGTTGTCCCTATTGTGACAAAGTTAAAAAAGTTCTTGACTTGACAAATCAGTCTTTCGTAGAATATACTCTAGGAGTTGATTTTGATAAAACTCAGTTTTACTCTGAGTTTGGTGAAGGTTCTACTTTTCCCCAAGTGATATGTAATGATAAAAAACTTGGTGGTTGCGTTGATACAATTAAATTCCTTAAAGAACAAAAAATAGTTGTATGACGAAGGATATAAATAAGAATATCCGTATTAATCGCGGTCTTGATTTAATTCTTAATGGGGGGAGAAGAAAGCAACCAAAAACCTTTCATATTATTTTAGATAAGGTGGTCTGCTTTTTAAAAAGGGAAGTAACCATCTACTTTGAATTTTCCCTGAATATCAGGAAGAAAAAGTAGTTTCCCAGAGGAAGAAAAGATGGTAGCAACAAGTTTAGTATTCGGTTCATTTTTAACCGTTTTATTTTTTATTGTTGGAATAATAGGTGGGTGGGTTGCTAGAGAATATTTGATGAATTATAGAGAAATACCCAGATTTCATCCAGAAATGTATGATGTAAATGGGAATATCATTCCAGACGAAATATTAGCCGTGAGGTTTGAAAACGATTATGACTACGACGAAGACGAAGCAGACGAAGACTAAACCTGCTCAAACAACTTCTACTGCAGCAAAACCAAAAGTAGAAACTAAAATTCAAGAATTACCTGCAAATCCATTTCTATTTGAGGTCCTTGAATTAGCATCAAAGCAGAGGACAAATACTAAAAAGGTAGAAGTTCTTAAAAAATATGAACACGACTCACTAAAATCCATTTTTATTTGGAACTTTGATGAGACGGTAATTTCACTTCTTCCACCAGGAGATGTTCCATATTCTTCAGTAGATAAGCAAAATTCATTTAGTGGCACTTTAAGTGACAAAATTGATGATGCTGTACTAAAAATGGGTGAACTTAAATCACACTCATTGGGAACAGCATCCGAAGTTGGTATGCAAAGAACTGCATTAAGAAAAGAATATACTAAACTTTACAACTTTGTAAAAGGTGGCAATGATTCTCTTGCATCACTTCGCAGAGAAACAATGTTTATTAACGTTCTTGAAGGACTTCATCCATTAGAAGCAGAAATTTTAATCTTAGTTAAGGATAAAAAACTGCAAACTAAATACAAAATTACAAAAGAAATTGTTTCACAATCTTATCCAGATATCAAATGGGGTGGGCGTAGCTGAAAATTTATAACATTATTGAGGTAATTGTAATGAGAAAAAATATTACAAAAGAAAACAAGATGCCATCAGAAAAAGAAAGGGCGTCCGAAAAGAATTTTACTGAAACTTGGACCGCACAAGAAAGAGAAGTATGTAAATTCCGTTACGGTTGCGAAATACTAAAACAAAATTGCACCTTAGAGGATGCAAAAGATACGCAAGTTCCTAATGATGCGTACATTGTCACCTATATGCGTGATGGTAAAGTGTGTTATGATTTAACTCGTGCGTCAAAGAGAGTTAATATTTTTGATATGTATTATGATAACTTGGGTCCAGTTGTTATTGATATTGATTGGGGATATGGAAGAATAAGTCCTAAATTGTGGGGATATCAATCACCAAAAACTAAAAAAAGAAAATAGATGGGAAAGCATTTTTTATTAAACCTTTACGGATGCTCATTCGTTCTTTTGAACGATGAGCATTTTCTTATTGACTTACTAGAAAACGCAGCGATTGCTAGTGGTGCAACAGTAATTCAAACTATGCATAAGAAGTTTGAACCACAAGGAGTTACTGCTGTCTGTTTATTATCAGAAAGTCATATCAGTATTCACACCTGGCCAGAGGAAGGAAAGGCAGCGGCAGATGTTTATACTTGTGGTGATTGTAATCCAAAGATTGGATGTGATATAATCATACAGCAGTTACAGGCACAAACACATACATTGAGTTACATTGAAAGGTAAAAACAAAA